CAGGGATGTCTCTACCGAAAGAGTCTATGTATTCTTTCATTAATCTCACGCATTCCAAACAATTGCAGAAGTACCGAAGTCTCCACCGTCTGCTGTAACTTTCATCATTGACTCTGTTGTGTCATCATATAATGCTACGAAACCAACACTCATTGTTTGTGTATCCCTTCCACTTACTGATGCTTCAGGCGCTTCGAATCTAATGTTAAAGAACTCCATTTTTAAGAAGTTAGTACTACCGTTAGATTCTTCTTCGAATAATAGTGTAAGTGCATCGTTACTTGAACCCGGATTGTAAGCCAATCCATTTTCGTCGACTAATGCATCGTATGTTGGTATAGCGGCATCATCACCGGCTAGGTTATTTGCGGAGTGTATAATTTGGTTAAACTCAATAGTACCAGTTACTTCTCTTCGTTGTGAAGGTGGCTGTCTTACATACGTAGAGTTACCAAGAGCATAAGCATTGTCTGTATCCCTATTCATGTTTATTTCAAAAGAAACAGATTTAACAACACCTACTGCTGTATTGCTCGAATTGTTGAATGTAACAGTACCGTTTGAGAAATAGAGTGCATCTAATGCATCTCCCTCGAAAGAAAGTGTACCATCTGTATTAGTAAGGTCAGCAGTTGCTTTTTCTCTGCACCCTACCCAATCAACAGACATCATAACATATTCACCGACATTTGCTGTCAGAGAAAGTCTGTTTGCCATCATACCTACGTATGTATGCTCTTTATCTTCTCTTCCGACACGTATTGTATATGAATCATAAGCGTCTGCACCACTTGCGTAAGCGTGTGTACCGTCAGTAGGTTCTTCCCAAATGTGGAGAGGGTCTGAGAAACTGTATTTAGGGAAAAATGCTAATAATGTAGCACCTAAAAATGTATCTAATTGTACGGCCATATTATATCCGCCCTCAGAATATTCTCCGCCTGTAACGGATTTAGCAGAACCATAATGACTCATATCTTGTCGTGTAAGCAAGTCCATCCTTGTTGCGAATGACTCATCATCTACTTCACCATAATATATGGTGTTTTCTGATGTGTTTTCCACACCGTAGGCATCTTCTAATTCAAGAGAAACGTATCTATTTAAAACTTCATTACCCATAGTTAAACCTCTATGTGTATTTAGCACACATGGGTTGACTTATTAATATTATCTATGCCGCATATCAATTCTACGCATATATGTCATAGTTAGTGAGTGTACGCATATTGTTTCATCGTCATCCATCTTAGAATCTAGTTTTGCTTCGTAAGAAATTATACTGTCAGTAGTTGCCTTTACACCAGTTTGTGTATATAACTCATCAAACACTTCACCCACTATATTTAGTCCTTTTCTGTATGCGTTTTCGTAATTAGTTCCTTTTACGGTAACAAAAACTTTTACATCGTATTCTTGAGACATTTTAGCACCCGCAAGAGAGTCAAAGGTCGGGGAACCTAATTCTTCTACTAAAACGTGAATAGTCGGTGTCGCTAACCTATTTAACATTTGTGATGATATATCATAGCCGTAAACAATAGAAGAATCATCAACTTGTGTTTTTAGATACGGTCTTTTGCTATCCTTTAGTTGATTTACTATCGCTAGACCCATTCTAGCCAATGTATCTTGAGCAAAGTCTGATAGTAATAATTCTTCAGGACTAAATGCTCCGAACTTAGAATAGTATACTGCGCCCCATTTTACAGAGCCACTTGTGTTACCCCATGTAACACCTGTTGAAGATGAAGCCGCACCTGTCACCGTTCTGTATATTGTAGCGCCATCGTCATCATCTATAATTTCATGTGTGTATAATTTAGCGGTACTGCCATCTAAAGTTAGACGCAAAATCATTGTAGTAGGATTATCTTCTTGATTTGCTAAATCTAAATCTGTAATAGTTACTGTTGTAGTACCTACTAATTTTAAAGATGTGTTACTACCAGTAGATTGCACTTCTACCTTTTTGCTACCGTCATCTATTTTCATTAAGACTGTACCATCGGTAGGCGCAGTAGTATATTCAAAAACACCTACTATTGTGTTTGCTGTGCCTGTTGGTGCGATAGAATAAATACCATTAGTTATCACCCAATTATCTCCTGATGCCGCACCGCTACCACTTGCTTGTGTCCAAGAGTCATTAAAAGTACCGTCTAAATCGGTAGGGTCTGTACCATTCATTCTACTATTCCAATATTGTGTCTTTGTCGCTACTGCCATTTTATCGCCTCTTAAACTTACTTATCTTAGAACTAGGACCTAATCTTTTAGTACCACCAAAAGGACTAGTTGTCATAGTAAACGAACCTTTTCCTAGTAGGTCTATAAGGTTTGCGCCTCTAGAACCCTTTACACCTGTTAATGAGTTATCTTCAAAAGACCCTGCCATATACCCTGTAAATTGATTTGCTTGCCTAGTGCTAACCTTTCTTTGCCATTTCAAAGAGTCAGCAATAGTTTCGTATAAATCACCCGATGCCTTCTTACTAGGGTTTATTTTACCTTTAAATTGTCTATTCATATTTTTGATATGGTTTGCTGTATCTCTTGTGGCTCTATCAAGGCTTGATTCCATATAGTCTTTCATATGTAATTTTATCTGTTCTCTAATTTCTTTGTTTACTATTTCATAAGCAGTAGAATCAAAGTAAGCATCGAACCTCATCATACCGTCTTGTTTTTTACCCGCATTGATAGCATTTTTTCTTTTACGTAAAGACTCTCCTTTAGGACCATCCTTTACTCTCATTCTTTGAGCAATCTTGTCTAATTCTTGTTGACCCTCATCAAATCTTTGTAATGCTTTTTGCTTAAAAATATCTATAAAAGGTATGTCAGGAAACCCCGGATGTTGGTAAGGAACTCTTACATAACTATATTTTCTAGCCATTACTACACCTAATCCACACTACCAAGATGCGCTAATCTTTTTAGATTAAACTCACCTCTTTCCCTCAATGCTGTTCCACGCATAGAGCCGTCTGCGGTAGTGGTTTGGAAGGTACTCTCATCTTCGATATAATAAGATGCTGCTAAGTCAGCACATATCTCTCTTAACACATGAGCAAACTCTCCCTCTTGAACTGCCACACCGTCTGCGTGGTCAAAAGAAAGTCCACTTACTCCTGTAAGGTCAGCACCGGACTTACCAGTCCACTTGAATGAATCCCCATCTACGTTACCGTTACCGGCAGAACTAAAGCCCGTAGAACTAGTGAGTGTAATTGTGTTAGCACCTGCGACAACGCTACCATTTAGTGTAGTATCTTTGATGCTTTTACTAGGAACATCTCTACCGTAATCTCTAAAACATTGGTCTATGTCTATTGTTGACCTTCTTATAGCACTAGTCAATCTACTAGATGCTCTTGTACGTTGTGCCGAATCTAAACCTAGTCTTGAGCCAACATCATTTGTAGTACAATAATAAACCATTCAACAACACCATTCCTACTAAAATACTATAAAGCATACGCTTTTGTGATTTATTATACGCTTTGAGTGTCTTTTCAAGGTTTCCTAATCTTTGTGTAACGTCGCTACACCATATATGCCATTCTTCTTGATTCATAATATCACATCTGCGTTGATAAACCCATAGCCCCTGCCACTATTGCTATTAATGCCAATGTAATCTTTTGAGTGTTTGACATATAGGATGCAATAAGACCGTTAGTAACTTCTAATTCAGTAGCCACCTGTGCAAGACCTGTTTTCATATCCATGTTAGACTGAACTAGTTGCTCAATCAGTCTTTCATGCCTTCTTCCAGTTTCTTCTAAATTATCTAATCTTATACTAATAACGCTATCTTCATTCATCCATACTCGCCTTCAATCGAGCAATTAGGTCTGATTTCTTACCGCTAACAGCAAGCCCCTTTTCTTTTAGCATAGCCTTTAATTCAGCAACATTACGGGACTCAAGAGTTTCATCTAGAGTTTTTAGTTCCGCTTTTGCCTCTACAAGTTTTTCTTTTACCTCATCTACGTTGTCAATAATCTCATCAAGAGTTATTTTACCGTCAGCATTTAGTACCAAGAACTTTTTGTAAAGCCATACACCTATTCCCGCTAATCCTACTAATGCTAGTAAGATTACCTCGATATCACCAAGTAAAGATGATGAATCTAGGGGTATGCAGTCTACTGTTTCATTTAATGCATTTAAGCAAGTCTCGGCTGTTGTATTGTTTCCACTCATTTTATTCACGCTCATAAATTATTTGTGTAACTGCCGA